GTTAGGGTTACTGTATGAAAATCTCCCCGTAACGGTGCCTCCTTGATCTGATCTTATTTGATTTATGTCTGCATGAATTCTACCTTTGTGCTCGTATCTAATGATTGTATCAATAAATGTAGTGTGAGCCTTGTTTATCTCTCTAGCTTTTGCTATCTTATTTACTAACGGATGTTTATGTTCTTGAAGAAAATTTTTTGTAAAAGAAGGGGCCTGTGATTTTTCAGTTCTTTCGTAAGGTAAACTCAGTTTATCAAAAACTTTGGCAATACTACGGGCTGCCCATATTTGAGTTTCTATTCCTGTTTCTTTTTTTACTTCTAGGAGTAAGTTTTCTTCTTGCGATGCTAACTGTTTCTTTAATATATGAGCGCGTTGAACATCAACTCTAACTCCTTTAAATTTCATATCTACTAGACAAGGAAATAAATCTGTTTCTAAATTAAAAATAGATTCTATGTCCTGATGAATAATTTCTTTTTTCATCATTTGCCAAAGTTCTAAAGTAAGTTCTGCATCTTTCTCTGCGTAGGCTCCAACTTCCATCGCAGGTAGTTGCCACATGTCTGCTTTGGGATCAAGTCCTCTAGACTTAGCGGCCTCTACTAATGCCACTTCAGATTTACCGTGACCTAAATAATCCCAACCCAAAGAATTTAAACTATATTGAAATCTATTTTCATCTACGAGAGATGCTGCAATCATGGTATCTACAATTAAACCATTGATTTTTATACCTAGTTTACGTATCCAACACACATCATACATTGCATTGTGAAATATTTTTATAGCATCACATGCCATAGTATCTTTAAACCACTCTAAAGTTTTTTTACGATCCATGTTAGGACCTTCACCATGTGCGATTGGAAAATAATATTTTTTACCAGGCACCGCTACTGCAATCCCCACTACTTCACCATTACCTATTACAGCACCAGATCCTTTAGAACGTAAATCTGGATCTCTTGTTTCTAAGTCCACAGCAATCTCATCGTAAGAACGTAAATCAGGATACTCTTCTGGTTCTATCCATTCCGTAGCTGCATTAAATCTAGGAATAATCATTCGTAATCTCTTGCAATAATCATATCAATATATTGTTTTGCTTTTTCTAAATCCTGTCTTTTGTTTTTCTGTCTATGTCTACAAATATATTTAATAACATTACCCTCTGCAAAAAGCAATTCGTTCTCTCCTATAAACTGAGAGGGTTGTATTTTAAATTTTTTATAATGATTTCCTCCAATTTGTTTACTCCACGTCATACTTTTAAATAAATCTTTATGTGTCATAACTGATAACCATACCTTTCTATTTTTGCTCTCATTAAATATAAATTATTTTTAGCACGAGTTGCTCCCACATACCAGACTCTGTGTTCTTCATCTCTTTTTTTAGTGTTGTTTTCGATTGATTGTCTAATTTTTTTTGCGTTATCTAGTATCAAAATAACATTCTCTTCTTCTCCACCCTTTGCTGCATGTATGGTAGATAAATATATTCTTGCAGGTTCTTTTAATTTTTCTCTATTAGATAACATTAAACGAATATAATTTACCTGTTCCCTAGATGCTTTTTCAAAAGCTTCAAACCAAGTCAAAGATTGATTCATGCTTTCACCTGTATATTCTTTAACATCTTTCATTTCATTTTCTGTAAGTTCTTCTCCCTTAGACCAACGAGTGTAGTTGATAATTGCTTTGTATAGTTTAACACTATAACTTTTACCCTTTTTTGTTTGATAATAAATACCACTAGATTCTAAATTTTTAATAACATCTCTTAAACGAGAAGTCGTTCTAGATAAAATCAACCATTTATTTTTTGTAAGATCCATTTGATTTATATCTGATATAGTATTAAGTTCTCCTTCTTCTTCTCTTGGTTTATATCTTTTATAAATTCTCAAACCTTGTATACGATTAATAATAGTCTTAGATATCTCTTGTACTTTTTTTGGTATACGATGAGATTGTGTTAAAAATATTTCTTTACCTCTTTCATTTATAAATCTTTCTACATCTGCACCAGCCCATTGATAAATAGCCTGGTCATCATCACCTGCTAGATAAACATGTTTTGATTTTGTTTTTAATAAATCATATAGTTTCCATTGTAGTGGAGATAAATCTTGTGCTTCATCAATAAACACAGCCTCAAACTCAGGACATACTTCTGGTTTTTCTACAAACTGATGAATCATATCATTAAAATCAATTAGATTATTTTTCTTTTTGTATTCTTTTAAATTAATTGCAATGTGATTCAAACAATCCCAACTCATATCTTCATTAAGATAATCTCCTGTTTGCCATTCTTCTTCAATACTTATGTCTTTATTCTTTGCTTTACCAATCAAACTAAAATAAGGATTGTCACAAGTTAAATAATGAAATTGTTCTTGATTAAGTTTATCTTGATAGCTAACTCTTATGTTTAATATCTTACCTAAATCTTCGTAATGATAAGGTTGCATCACATTTTCTTCTTTTAAACCCAATGTATGAAAAGCAAATGAATGAAGAGTTTGAAAGTATTTTAATTTACTCTTAGGCATATTCATTCTTTCTTGTGCTTCTTTTGCTGCCTTCTTGGTAAATGCAAAGTAACCTATTTTATGTAATGGTATATCTTCATCGGTATAAAATTTTACAAAATTTAATAATTTGGTAGTCTTACCGGTACCTGGAGGACCATAAACTTTATAAATCATAGTATGTTTTCTCTATCTTGCATTGGTATTATCTCTTCAGGAGACTCTTCTTTATGAAAATATTCTATTGGAATTTTAACGCAACGAATAGCTGGGTTAGATTTTTTTTCTGTGTCTTTTTTAGGAAACCTTTTTTTATGTCCAAATACTGCTTTAAATTTATCTTCCATTAATCTACCGGTTCTGTCTTCTTTCATTTTCCATTCTTTATTTTTTAAGAGTCTAAAAAAAGATTCCGATATAAAGTATGCATAGTCCCCTTGTATTAAAGGTGAACCACTTTCAAAAGAAGCATGACTTGTTGCAGAGGTACCGTTGTATAAATAATCTGTAATATATTTATGTAGTTGTTCTTCAGGACTAGTACCGGAAGGTGGTTTAATTTTATCTACTTTATTAAACAAAGCTGATTGTATCTCATGAAAATCATTACCTTTGATAATAGGAACAACAATATGCGCTTGTTCCATCATAATACCTTTTAACTCTCTTTGATCCCTTAACTTAGTAATATTATTTGCATGAACTTGAACTGTTTCTCCATCAGGTTTTTCTACTGTAAAATACCATTCTGGATTTGGTTTGTATTCTATCTTAGTAAGATTACTTAACATGGGCCATCTTAATTTTGTATCCGATGCAATACCGTATAATCTTTTTACACAAACAGATTTAATACATCTACTACGAATAGGATCTTCATTGCAGGTATGTCCTTTGGTATCTTTACTCCAAGCTCTTATTTTTGTCTCTACTGCCTTGTCATCCCAAGTATCATCATAGATAAAATAATTTCTAGCTGCTTCTTTTACTTTCTTGTGCCAGTCATCTTTGTATTTTTTTTTTGCAAAAACCATATAATTATATAGAAAACGATCTCTGCCGTCATCAAATTTATTTTTACTCATAGCTTGCAAACAAGGCGGACCATCTATAAACTCTTCTGCCCCTCCTGTTAATTCTTGGTGTACTAATGAGTTTGCAAAATCTTCTAAATCTTTTTCTGTTTTTTTATTAGCCTCTACTACTTTTAAAAATTCTTCAAATGTAAATTCTTTTCCATCATTTGGATTAATAGCAACTCGCTCTGTTTTATTATAATAAGGTAAATTAATAAAATTACCATTGATTGGTTTTCCATCCTCTGATGTACCTAACTCAGTTTGTTTAGGAAATATTTCTGTAATAGATTCAAGATCAAAAATAAACAATAGTTTATCTAAAAAATTTCTAACAGAACTTGCTTTAACTTTTTCTTTTAAAAATATATATAAATGCAAACCATTACTCTTTGATCTCACAGGTATAATTGGAATCTTCTTTTCAACAATAATATCTAAATATTTTTTAATATTAAAATTTTCATATTTGTCTGGGTCAATGTCAATCGCAGCAAATTTTGCCATACCCTCATCATCACAAGGTTGAACACCTATAGATTTTACACCTTCTAAATGATCTTTATACTCTTGATTAGTAATAGGATTTTGAGACCAACCATAATCACCTGGTTTAAATTTTATTTTGCCTGTATTTTCGTCTTTAATACCATTTTTTATATTACAATACCCATAGTTACGTTCTAGGCCTGTAAATATCTCTATAAATTTACTCTCCATACTATCTTTCTGTGTGGGTGATTTTCACCACCCACAATTTTGTTTTGCTTAAATGATGCTTTTATCTGTCTTATCAGAAGTTTCACCATGCTTAACCTTAACATCTCCAGTAGAGACACTTTCGGAAAAACTTTTAGCTTTCTGATACAAAGCTGCGTCCTGTATAGGACCAACTTTACTGACTTCCCAACCAAACCACGTTCCTTTATCGTTAGACTGTTGCACAGTCTTTAGATTATAAATGTGGCTAAAAGATGCTGGATTGTATAATCCATTGGTACCTTTTAGTTGGATTTGAGCCATCATCGTATTCCATTTTCTACTAATTTTTAATTGAGTAGACTTCATGGATATAAGAGCGGTGGAGGGTGCATCTCCTAATGTTATCACAAAATGACTTGCAGTTTTTTCAATATAATTACCACTAGGTAATCTATCTTTATAATCTGCTCCTCTGGTTGTTTGTGATAATATATCACTTGATGAAGGATGTATTTGAACAGGAGCACCTGGACCTTCGCCTCGGTCTCTCCATTCAATGTATTCCAATTTGTAATGACATGGAATTACATTTAATCCTTTTGTACCATCAAATAATTCTGAAGTAACGGAGTTGTAAATCATGCCAGGTTCTGCACCTTCAACATATTTACCATCTCTTTTATTTACTTCAGGAGATAGTTGTCCTAAGATTTTTAAGAAAGGTAATGCTAAATCATCTTGTCCTAATTCTCCTAGACCTTTGCCTGCGTCTGCCTCAAATAAATTTGTAGACAAAGCACCTGCTTCTTCTTTTTTTACTATTTCTTCATTCATGTTTATTGTTTCCTTGTTATTTTGGTTCGGTTTCCTGCGAACACGTTAAATAGTTCCGTGGGCATATCTTGTCCAGACTCGATACGCTCACGGACCAATGCTTTGAGAGTCATGGGCTCAACCTTTAATTTCTGGATTGGTTGATATCCATTCTCTGCTGCAAGGTCTGCATAACTGCTCGCCTTGTTATCTTCGTTGCGACCAAAAGAAACGGTGATTTCGTTTTTAATGATATCACCTAGGCCGTTATTTCGAAGCCAGTTAAATGCTTCTTCTTTCTTTGCTGCAGAAATAGAAGCACCATAGACGGGTTTAACTTCTATAGCTTCCCCATCTAATAATTTCATTGTACTGATATTCATTTCTTGCATCATGGTAGGAATGACATCTCCAGAAATTAAATCAGCTTGTTTTTTTAAATTTTTTAAATTGTTTTCCGTAGAAGTTATTTGATCTTCTAAGTTTTTTAGTTTGATAACTTGATCCGATAATTCTTTAGCATCATTAGCTAATGATATGGATTTAGTTTGGTCTTCCTCAAAGTTTATCTTGCTCATCTATATTACCTTTCTCGTATAAGTTTATCTGTATTGGATAGTATCTTCTTTCTTGTTTATCCCACTTCAAAAGTTTGTACTTTCCATTTGTTATATCGGATACCACAGAACATGCAACTCCTATAATTGCTGGGTCTCCAGTCAATAATAAATAATCATCCGGTTGATAGTCTTTTAATAATTTTCTTAATTTAAAAACTAACGGACCCGGTGATAAAATAATTTGAGATGTCTCAGGTAATAAAACTTTTAACCTCCCAAATTCAGAAGCACCTATAATATTTATTTTAGGACGACCATCTCTTGTGCCTGGTACGTCTTGTAAAATATATACTAAATTTTCTGTCATAACTTTCTTGACACACATATAAACTTTATTATATACTTGTCAATAGAAAGAAGAAAATAAAAATGATTAATTATAAGTTTAAAACAAAACCGTTTGCACATCAATTAAAAGCATTAGAATTGTCGTGGAAAAAAGAAGTATATGCTTATTTTATGGAAATGGGTACCGGTAAATCTAAGGTCTTAATTGATAACATTGCTATGTTGTATGACAATGGAAAAATTAATGGTGCCTTAATTATAGCACCCAAAGGTGTTTATAAAAACTGGTATGATTCAGAAATACCTACTCACTTACCAGATCATATAGATAAAAAAGTAGTTCTTTGGCAAGCTACTATAAATAATAAACAACAAAAAAAATTAGATACCCTATTTGAATCAGGAGAAGATTTACATATTCTTCTTATGAACGTAGAATCTTTCTCTACCAAAAAAGGTTTAGACTTTGCAAAAAAATTTCTTTCTTGTCATAAAACTTTAATGGCTATAGATGAATCTACTACTATTAAAAATAAAGAAGCTAAAAGAACTAAAAACATTATTGAGTTAGGATTACACTCTAAATATAGAAGAATCCTTACTGGTTCACCGGTAACTAAATCCCCTTTGGATTTATATACTCAATGTTATTTCCTTGATCCTTGGTTATTAGATCATCAATCTTATTACAGTTTTCGTATTCGTTACGCTAAAATGAAGACTGCTAATTTTGGTGGTAAATCTGTACAAATTGTAGTGGGGTATAGAAATTTGGATGAACTATCTAATAAAATAAAACCCTTCTCTTACCGTGTATTAAAGGATGATTGTTTAGACTTACCCGAAAAAACATACATGAAAAGAATTATTCAATTATCTCCAGAACAAACAAAAGTTTATAAACAAATGAAACAAATGGCTCTTGCTGAGTTAAATGGAAAAATGATTACTACGGTTAATGCTATTACTCAGCTTATGAGACTACAACAAATTACTTGTGGTCATTTTAAATCTGATGATGGAGAAGTTCAAATTATTAAAAATGAAAGAACAGATGAGTTAATGAATGTCTTAGAAGAAATAGAAGGTAAAGCTATTATTTGGGCTCATTGGAGACATGATATTAAAACAGTAGTAGATGTTATTGAAAAAAAATATCCGGGATCCGTGGTTACGTATTATGGAGACACAACTCAAGATGAGAGACAAAGTGCCATTAAAAAAATTCAAGATCCGAACTCTCCTGTTAGATTTCTTGTAGGCACTCCACAAACAGGTGGTTATGGTATTACCTTAACTGCAGCATCTACTATGATCTATTATTCTAATGGTTATGATTTAGAAAAACGTCAACAGTCCGAAGCAAGGATTGATCGTATCGGTCAAGTCAAACATATGACCTACATTGACATTATTGCAGAAGATACAGTAGATGAAAAAATAGTAAGTGCTCTTCGTAAGAAAATAAATATAGCTTCAAAAGTTATGGGTGAAGAGTTAA